ACAGGGGGAACGATTGAGCTAGAGGGCAACACCATTACGTACACCATTGACGGTGATTTTATAACCCTAATAATAACGGATGCAAATGGAAATACGACAGAGATTACTCTACCCATTGGTACTTTTACTTTCTAGCTGTTCTATAGTTGATCAGTTTGAAGATACTTATAATCAAAGGTTTAGTGCAAACGATGTAGTTAGGATAAATGAACTTCAATCACATGCTTTAAGGGACGCTGTAGCTCCTGTAGTACAGCCTGTAGTTGCGGTTTATCCTAGTTCTTTTACAGACCAGACAGGACAGAGAAAAAGCAACAGTTCTTTTGCTCTCTTCTCTACGGCTGTGACACAGCAACCTAGCGCCTTGTTAATAAGGGCGTTGAAACACGCAAGCAATGGCAAGTTCTTTAGAGTTGTAGAGCGCGTAGGCTTAGATAACTTAACAAAAGAAAGACAGTTAATACGCTCAGCGCGAGAGCAGGTTTCTAATGACGGTGGAGCTAAGAAAGTACCGCCTCTATTATTTGCAGGTGTATTACTAGAAGGCGCAGTTATCGCTTATGATTCAAACCTAAGCACTGGTGGAGTTGGCGCTAGATATTTAGGTATAGGTAAGAGCGCACAGTACAGAGAAGATAACATTACGGTGTCATTAAGGATGGTGTCCGTAGCTACAGGAGAAATACTTGTAGAAGTAATGAGTCAGAAAACAGTGTTTAGTTATGGACAATCAGATGATGTTTTTAAATTTATAGAAATGGGTACGGAGCTTGTTGAAATTGAAGCAGGTAACTCGCGCAACGAGTCAACCACGATAGCATTAATGAAAGCAATAGAAGGTGCCGTACTAGAGTTAATAAACATTGGATACAACAGAGGGTTTTGGACTTATGAAAAAGATAAATAACGGCCTATTAATTTTGCTCTTTAGTGGTGTTGCTTATGGTGCCGATAACGAGGTGTACATTGAGCAGTCGGGCGCAACGGCCAATATTGACATAGAACAGCTAGGCACCAGTAACTTGATTGGTGGTTTAAGCTCAAGCGCAGGAAATCTAACTCCGCTTGATTTAGATGGCTCTAGTTTAACGCTTGACATTAATATGATAGGCAACACTAACAAATTCTTTGGCGACATCTATGCTGATAGCTTTACAGGGCTATATAATTTTGTAGGCTCAAGCAATCTTTTTACAATTCAAGTAGATCCAACCAATACTTACGGGGCTAATAGTTCAAATCAAAATGTTTCAGTCACGGGGGCAAGCAACACAATGACACTCAATCAAGGCACTACTGCTTTAGCGGCAACCCTTGATCTTGATTGGATTATACAAGGTTCAAACAACACCATTACCTCTTCAATAAATATTGATGGTGCTACCCAGTACATAGACATTGATGGTTCTGATAACACGTTAACATATACAGGTACAGGTGTGACTGCAAGCGCAGGAGGTTATTTCTATCTTGATCAAACAGGAGGTAGCCGAACATTTAATATACAACAACTGAGTACCCAAGATAATGACTGGCTTAAAATACTTTCTACTGGTTCTGGCGGTACTGTGTGTGTCATTCAAAACGATCAAGGTACAAGCCTCTCTTGCTAAGATAGGGGGGGTGTCTGAGGTATCTGGATACGCACAAATTAAAAGAGAACAAGCACCTCTTGTCGCAGACTTAAAGTTTGCCGTTCAGACCAACGATCAAGCAGTAACCGCGAATGGCAGGATGGCTATTACGTTTCTTGATGACTCAGTTGTAAAGCTTACAGAGCATTCACAGCTAACAATAGATAAGTACATATATGATCCTGACCCAAGCAAGTCTAAGATGGCTCTTACGTTTGGACTAGGAACTGCACGGTTTATAAGCGGTAAGCTAGGCCAGATAGATAAAAAAAATATAAAGTTAAGAACTCCTACGGCAGATATTGCAATTCGCGGCACGGACTTCACGGCCACAGTAGACGAATTAGGCCGCAGTCTGATTATACTCTTGCCCAATAAGTTTGGTGTATCAAGCGGAGAGATAGAAGTGTTGACCGCTACAGGCAGTGTGTTGTTGAACAAGCCCTACCAAGCAACAACGGTGTCGGTGTTTGAGTCAGCGCCCTCTAAGCCTGTAATACTAGACTTAACTCTAGACTTTATTGATAACATGCTTATTGTTACACCCCCAAAAGAGGAAGCGGTAGTAGCTGAAGAAAGAGTTGCAAAGACAGCAAACATCCTAGACTTTAATGAGCTAGACATAGACTACCTAGACGAAGACTTTTTAGAAGATGACAGCCTTGAGTTTACTGAGCTAGATATAAATTTTCTAGATGTTAATTACCTTGAAGACTTGTTAAACATATTAGATGTGTTGGCTGTACAAGAAGAGAAGGATGGTTTAGCACAGGTTTCAGGCGTAACTATATCAGGAACATCTTTAGGTACAGACCCTGAGACACAGATAACTGCTCTTATAACAGGACAGATAATAAGCCTGATTAGAAACGTAAGTGAGTACACGCGATTAGATTTAGACACTACAGGGGGCTACACAGTGATACTGATTCAAGATGGGATCTCTAATACTGTGAAGATCAACGGAGGTGATTCTGTAATTAGAATTACGCAGGAAGGATAATGAAGAAAATAATTATAGGGCTTGTTGTTGCGCTTCTGTTTGTGGCCTTAGTGTATCAGCCCACACTGGTTGAGGTTATAAAGCTCAGAACCTTTGATGCCCTTGTTGAGACTGAGCAACCTACAGGTAACATAGTCCTGCTCAACTTGACAGAAGAAGATATACATAACGAGGGTGGTTGGCCGTTTCCCAGAGAAAGGTTGGCTGAGATCCACGTAGACCTACTGAATGCAGGGGCCGCGTCTGTTGCATGGGTTGCAGTCTTCAGTGAGCCAGACAGGTTTGGCGGTGATGGTATTTTTGCAAGAGCTTTGTCGTATTATCCTTCAGTAATTGCTATGTTTGAAACTGAGGGCTATAAAGAAATACCTCAAACAGAAGGCACAGTGATACTAGGTGATGACGTTGGCGGCATAGAAGCTACAGGAGTTACGCAAAACATTAAAGTCCTTAGAGACGTATCGTTGCAAGGGATAGTATCAGCGCCAGTGGATGTAGATAACTTAGTCAGACGTATGCCGCTACTAATGAGAAGTCCAGACGGTTGGATGGCAAGCTTCGGTACGCAGTTACTCAAGGCGGTTACAGGAACAAACACCTACGTTATTAAAACTAGCGTCAGTGGAATACAAGAGGTGCGCGTCAAGCAGTTAAACCCTATACCCACAGACAGATACGGCAGAGTATGGGTAAACTGGGTAGAGGCAGACAGCACTACCCTAGATAAGATGGATGTAGAAGGAAAGATGGTGATAGTAGGAACCACCGCTAAGGGGATACTTCCGCAGGTTGCTACTCCTAAAGGGCTGTTGTATCCGCACCAGATACAGGCGGCGTTAGTTGAAACTGTACTACACGCCTCCAATAAACGTATGCCCGCTATCCCGCCTATCGCTGTGTTTTGTGAGGCAGTGGTTTTTTTAGTAGGAGTGTTCTTAGTTTTTCTAGCTCTTAATTACTTAGGAGTCTATGCAGGTTTAATTCTATCTGTAGGTGTCATGTCTAGTACTGCACTGCTAGGAGTTTACCTGATACGAAACGGAATACTGATTGATGTTACATGGCCGCTGATCTCTGAGTTTGTAGTAGCTTCAACAACATTCTACCTCAACTACAAAGAACAGTACAAACTACGGCAACAGATCAAGAAGCAATTTGAGCATTACCTAGACCCACGACAGGTCAAACGCTTGCAAGATAACCCAGAGTTACTAAAGCTTGGGGGCGAGAAGAGGTACTGTACGTTCTTGTTCACAGATGTAAGAGGTTTCACAGCCCTATCAGAGAGCGTAACCCCAGAAGAAGTAACCTACATTATGAACAGAGCTTTGACGGCCCAACAATCAGCGGTTTCAAAATTTTCAGGCACAGTAGATAAATACATCGGAGACGCGATGATGGCTATCTTCGGAGCGCCACTAGACTTAGAAGGCCACGAAGACAAAGCCATAGAGTGTGCTAAACAAATAGCAATAAACATGGAAGAGTTGAACGTAGAGTTTGCGGCCAAGGGATTACCGCCCATCCAGATTGGGATAGGTATTAACAGCGGCGAGGCAATCATAGGTAACATGGGATCAGAGCAAAGGTTTGATTACACTGCTATCGGTGACGCAGTAAACATTGCGGCTAGGCTTGAGTCAGGTACTAAGGCGGCAGGTGTAGATGTGTTGATAGGGTTTAGCACTAGGAAAGGATCTAGTATTAAGCTAAAGCCACTGTCGCCGATTGAGGCTAAAGGGAAAGCAGAAAAACTAAAAGTATACACTATATAAAATGAGGCAATACTAATGTTAGATAAATTGATAGGCCCAGTAGCAGGATTATTGGACAAATTTATTGTTGATAAAGATCAAGCCAATGCCCTAGCTCACGAGATAAGCACAATGGCAGAACGTCACGCTCAAGAGTTAGCCAAGGGTCAACTGGCTGTTAACGCAGTTGAGGCCGCACACAAAAGCCTGTTCGTCTCTGGATGGCGACCTGCTATTGGATGGATCTGCGGATTCGCTTTAATGTATTCTACAATCTTAGCACCCATCTTAGGTATTTGGTTTACTGTCCCGCCTGTAGATAGCTCATTGCTTACAAGTGTACTCATGGGCATGTTAGGACTAGGCGCAATGAGAACTGTAGAAAAAACAAAATCAGTAGCGAGGAGCAAGTAATGGCGGCTAAGAAAAAATCAAAAGTCAACGAGGCAGGTAACTACACCAAGCCTACAATGCGTAAAAGATTGTTTAACAAAATAACAGCAGGAACTAAGGGCGGCAAAGCAGGACAGTGGAGCGCACGAAAAGCTCAGATGCTTGCCAAGCAATACAAAGAAGCAGGAGGAGGTTACAAATGAAAGGTGTTAAACATTATAAGAAAGATGGCACAGAGCATAAAGGTTCTAGTCACAAGATGGCTGACGGAACTTTACACACTAACAAGTCTCACACTAAGACAAGTGTAAAGTTATTTCATTTGAAGGACTTGTCTAAAAAATCTAAGATGAAAGCAAAAGGTACGCACAAGTGTCGCTAAAGAAACCTCAGAAGTCTTTGAAGGCTTGGACAAAACAAGAGTGGACTACAAAGTCTGGCAAGCCTAGTGCTAAAACAGGTGAGAGATACTTACCTAAGAAAGCTATAAAGGCTTTGACACCTGCACAGTATGCGGCAACAACCAAAAAGAAAAAGGCGGATACTAAGAAGGGCAAACAGCACAGCGCACAGCCCAAGAAGGTTGCTTCTAAAACTAAACAATACAGGAAAGTATAATGGCTACTCCCAGAAAAGGTAAAGCAAAAGTAAAAGTTACAGCCAGTGGAAAGAAAGTTAGCTATGGACAAGCAGGTAAAGCAAAGGGCGGTGGGCCTAGAGTTAGAGCGGGTACATCGAAAGGGGATAGTTACTGTGCCAGAAGTTTAGGTATTAAAAAAGGACTATCTAAAAAGAAACAAAATGACCCTAACACTCCGAACAACTTATCGCGAAAGCGTTGGAAGTGTTCGGGTGCTAAGTCTAAAAAGTAAATGTTAATGGTGAGTAATGAAAAAGTTTTGGAAACTGTGGGCTTTGAGCCTAGGCGAGAAAGTGGGAGACACAGATTCCGAAGCTAATGCCGTGGCTGTTATACGGACAACGCTAGTTACTATTAATTTA